CAGGAACCCACGCAAGGGTGAGTTTAAACCTTTTCTATGGAAAAGATCCTGCTTTGGGGTGACGGCCTGTGTGTTGTAGGCTGTACACCCCTTTGATGGTGGAATGGTTGGTCAATTTGTGGATGACCATATTTTATACTTTTTCTCTCCTATTCCTCCTATTTTATATCTTTCCTTTCTCCCAATTTTTTCATTTTATATCCGCTTTTAGTGAATGGTGTTTTACTTTTTGCGGCATTTTAATTGCTTCCTGGCAACCATCATGACTATTGGGATTGTAATGATCCTGGTTATTGTGGCAAATTGCTATGGTGTGGAAGTGTCGAACTTGATGAAAACGACCAACCCTGCCCATGGTATGTCACAACCCCAGTCCGGAAAGTTATTTCGGCTCAAGCCGTTTGACCTAGACTGCGCCCGAGGAGGGCATGTAGGAGGCCTCTCACCTTGTGTGAAGCTTCCCAGTGGTGGCTCTGTTCCTTCGTTTCTCGCATCTGCGACGCGAAGTGTTTCACCCGCCCCAACTGTTACGCAGTTTGTGACAGTTGTGATCCCAAGTTTGGGATTTTTCTCTTTTAACCGTACTTTTTCCACTAGTGCTGGCAGGAGAATTAATGCCACCAGCCCTAGGCCCACATTATTCCTTAATGATTCGCAAATCTCCAAGATAACGGGGTTCCCTGCGTACATTAATGAGAAGAGTGTGATGAAAAGCTCAGTTTCATCGAGCAAATGTGTCTCCCTTTCGAGTTGTGAAAGTCGAGATGTGAGCGTGCTTAAGCACCGGGGTTTTTGCCCAGAAGTCTCTCGAAATCGCCGGGTTGTGGCGGCTTTGGGAGCGCCTCATTTTGAGGTAGTTTACAAACCACATTTTTTGACACGGAGGATTGAATTTTTCCAGACATTTTGGTTTGCGGAGTTGGATGCTGTGTGGTTTGAGGATGTTGTTTCGTTTTTTGGGCTCCATATGGGGAGATCTGGGACTTGCAAGGACATGATTACGATTTCATGGTATGAAGCTTTGTATTTCAATTTGTTCCCCTTAAGGATGGGTGTTTTCGGATTAGCTAG